TAATTAGTGTACACTCTTTCAATGGGAGTTTTTCTTGTAATTTCATCATCATAAAAAGTTTCTGGGTTATTAGTTATGGTATCACCGCTTCCACCCTTATCAGTTACCGTTTCTCCAGAATATCCAGAACCAACATCAAATCTTGAATGTCCTTGATCAGAGCCATCATTATCATTATTATTATTGTTACTACTAGTATTGTTGTCATTACTAAAACCAGAACCTGATTCTGTTTCTCCTTGATCACCACCTGTTCCACCAGCAGTGCTTCCACCAAAATCATCTGATGATGCATCTTGACCACCACCTCTAAATGGAACACGTCCACCTTTTTTCATAAACAAAGTTGAAATGCCATCTTCTGCCATAAGTAATTTATTTAATGGATCAGCTTCTCCATTTTCAGATGCAAACAAGTCTATTCTTTTTTCTTCTTTGTCATCTCCATCTTCTTTTTCAGATTCTATTCTTAATCTTTCTTCTTCTGTAAGTTGAGGTCCTTCGGCTGTTAAAGAAATTTCTTCGCCTTCTGTTTCTTCAATATCTAAAATACCATTGCTTAACATTTCCATTTCCTTAAAGCTTTATTAATTCTTGAATCAGGATCGTTGGCTGTTTTTTTAGATGTTAATTTTTTCTTCATGCCTTTCATACGCGCGCAGAAAGATTTTTTTCTTGAGCCACCTTCAGGTTGTGGACGTTTTAAATTAGAACCAGGATTTGCAGCTTCGTAAGACTTACGACCTTTTTCGTTAAGTCCACCAGATTCTGATTTCCCTTCTTTTCTTGTCCAAGCAGCACCGCCGTTTCTAAATTGTTGTCTGACTGCGCCCATCCCTTTGGTGTATAACATTATGCAAAACTCCTATACGATTTAGTTTTCTTAGCAATACTTTTAGGTTGTTTAACAAACTGTTTACCTTTTTTCTTGCCTTCTCTTTTTGCCTTTGTAGTTGCAGCATATTCTTGTGAAGACATATTTTCAATAGCTTTTTTCGGTAAATATCTTTCTCCTGTTTCAGAAGATTTTTTACCAGACTTTGTAGTCCATTTTTGATCACCCCAAGCTTTGAGAGATCTTTGTGATTTTGCAAGGGCCATTATGATTTGTATCCTCCCCCAGCTTTTTTATAAGCTTTAGCAAGAGCCTGCGCTTTTCTCGCTGACCATTGTCCCGCACCTGTACCGTGTGATGCTTGTGATTTTATTCTTTGAAATATTTTTTTTCTCATTCCAGGTTTAGTATAATTACCTGCTTTGTTAACTGAGCTTTTTTCTTTTGCCATATTAACTCCTTGGTCCTTTCAGTTTAGTAACATCAAATCTTTTTGTTGCATCAGTTTTTGCTTTTGCACGATTTGACATTTTTTGTTTTTCAATTGATGTAGCTGCACGCAGTAATGCTAGTTCTTCATTCTGTTGCATCTTCTCGTCTTGAAGATCTCTGTTCATTAAGATTTTGCTCTTATCTAAATTTATACGAGCTTCATCTTCTTTCATTTTTCTCATATTGTCTTGAGCTTTTAGATCTAACTCTCTTGCTCTTAATTTAGCAATTGGGTCATTACCAAAGTCTCCACTAATTTTCTTCTCTTCAGCTAAGAAGTCACCCATCATCTCTGCGATTAAGGTTGCTTTTCTAGCTTCAATATCAATTTGTATTCTATCCATTTCACCTTTGACTTCTGGATTTTGTCCTACTTGTGGATTCATTTGCATTAGTTGTTGTAACTCCTGCATCTTACGAATCTGTTCTTGCATTTCCATTTGTACTTGTTCATCAGCCATTAATGCAATGTGTTCAAATATATTTTTTTCTAACGACGCCATAATCTGTGGATTATTTTTAGCCATGTTAGTTGACATAAACGCAACGTGAGCTGCGATGTGTGCTTGGTGATCTTGTCCAGTAAACGCTTGGAAAGGTTTACCTGCTAATGCATCTATGTGTTCCAACGCCGGATTCTTAGGTGCTGGTGGTGGAGGAGGTGGTAATACTTGATCAATATTCTTAACTCCTAATGCTTCATACATATCTCTGTATGCTTCGTATAGATTATGCATTTGTGGGTTAGACTGTGCTAACTGTAATTCTGTTTGTGCAATAGCAACTCTTTGTGTTGATGAAAATATATTAGGATCAGCAACAGGAAGTATATCTACTTTTGCATCAAAGTCTGTTTGTTTAATTTCTTTTTCTCCACCAACTACATCGTATGGATAAACTGGCGGTAAGTAAGTTGAGAATACATCTGACAACAAAGTAAACTCTGTTTTCATTGATGCATACAATCGCTTATGGATTGCTGACATTACTCTTGAACCACGTTCTAAAAGAGCTACGGTTGTTCCAACAGCGGCCTGTTGGTTCCCGTCCCCAACCTGCATGTCAGCAATGGACGCGAATCTCTGTCCTGCATCTACACAAATTCCCATCAGCTGTAATAAAGTTGCTGAAGGTTCTTTGTAAGGCAGATTCATAAAAGCATCCCTTAAAGATCCACCAGGAGCGTCGACATCTCGCCACTCACCTGGTTGCAGAGATTGGGCATCATCTCTAACTCTGATACCCCTCTGTTTAAATCCTGATGGCAAGTTCGATAACGTACCTGCATCAATTAATTGACGAAGAGCAGACGTGGCTGCTCTAGTTAGACCGCCAATCATATGGATCAATCCAAAACCGTAAAAACCTAGTCCAGGCAGAAATTTAAAATGGACAAAGTATTGGATCTTTTCTTTTTTGGGATCATCTACTCTAAAGTTTCTTCGAATAGATAATATTTTTCGCGTACCATTGTCAATAGTTACAATGTATGGAATCTTAATTCCAGTAGGGACTCCGTCTTCCCCTCTGTCTTCAAAGCCTTCAAGATCTAAATTAACATGACATTCGATCAACGTAAAAATTGGATTATTCTTTTGTTGACCGTTTGCTCTTGTACCTTCTAGTTCTCGTTCTTTTTTCTTAAGTTCCGTTTCTTCTGCGTAAGGTGTGCCTAATTCTATATCTCTATAAAATCCTGCAACTTGTTGCTTACGTAAATCATTACCTGACATTTTAATTACATGACATATGGCTTCCGCATCCTCTAATGAGGTAGCAGAATACGGAACCACTAAGTCATCTGCAGTAACGAACTTTGATACAGCTCGTTCCATTAAATCGTCATAATAAACTTTTTTAAAAGTAGATCCAGCAAGAGGTAAATAAAATAACATCTGATCAAACTCAGGTTCGTATTCTTTCATGACATCCATCAATTGATAGTTCATAAAATTTTTAACACGAACTGATTGGTCTTGTTTCTCTCTTGTAGACTTACCTATTACTTGAGTTCTAACAGGACCTGATGCAGGTAATAATTCTTTGTAAGCTTGCGCTTGGAATTGTGTAACTGCTTCTGCAAGGACCGGGTGTGTTGCACCTGACGCTCCTTGGAAAGGTCTTGTTCTTTGCTCAAATTGAAAACCTAAAAGATCTAAACCTTGTGAGTAAGATCTTTCCCATTCTCTTCTAGATTCTTTGTAGTCTGTATAGTTTGCGTATAGTTCAGAACCTAAAGGATCTAAAACAGAATCTGGCAATAAATCTGCCAGGTTAGAATAGTGATTTTCTCCTTGTTCCGGTGCAACAACACCTGGTTCAAAGTTTATATCTACTGTTCCATCGTCGTTTTCTCTAATCTCGGTATTCTCAGGAGACGGCATTGACTCTTGTAGCTCAGTTGCTACTTCTGTCATTTGTTCCTGTGAGGGTACTTTTATCTGTTGTCTTACGTTCGGTAAGCCTTTATAGGTTTATCCTGTTTTTTATCTTTTATCAAGCCTCTAGGATCAGGGCCCTTTAATGGTGGTATCTCTTTCAATTTAACATGTTTCATGTTTTTAACAAGGGTTGGGTTTTTATACATTTAATAAATTTTCTAGGTCTTTTGCTTTTTGCTCATCAGTTTTAAACAATTCTTTAACTGCTTGGACTAAAGGTATCTGATTAAACATCTGATATGTTTCACTTCTGCTTTTTACTTTTTCTTCTGGAAGAGTTAGTGCTTCTTCTGTTTCTCTATCTCTTTGACTTAGTATTTGTCTGTGCATTGGATCATTAGTTACATCTTTTAAAAATTCTAAGTATTGTGTGTAATTACCATCAAAGTCAGGATCTTTTCTTGCCATATGGTAAAGGTCTTGTCCACTTGCATTACCTGATTGAATATACTCTAAATTTTTTTGTCTATCATAAGCTAGGTTTTGGTCATCAGATGCTTTTAATCTTTTTAATCCTTTACGTATTGGTTTATCTAAAAACAGTACACTTCCAAGAGACTCTGCTACTGTTTTACCTTTAGCTTGTTTT